CATCTCTTAGTATCTCAGATGATCTACCTAAGTTAAATCCATCACCTGATCCAGCAATACGAGATTCTGGAACTCCTAGTGAGCGGTATAGTTTCTTCTGGAAGTACTCGATGTCGCTAAGTTCGCCAAGATTTTGTCCACCTGGCAACGTAGTGATTTCAGTGCCTCGTCCGCCTTCTCGTCTGGGAAGCCAGAAATCTTCGAGCATTGACATATGTTTTCTGTCATCTCTTATTTCTCCTGTTGATGCGTCATAAACTAATTTGTTCCTGTAACGGTTCATCACCTCTTTGAGGTATTGTTCTGCTTTGATCTTAGGTAAGTTACCAACATCAATGTAGAATATTCTTCTTTCTGGAGCACGAGAAAGTCTGTATATAACAAGAGCATCCTCAATCATTCTTAGTTGATTAAGTGCCTTGATTGACTTATGTAAGTAAGAAAGAATAGTTTGTTTGTTTCTATCAACTAAACCTGAGTGACAGAATGTGATGGCATCTGGTGCAATCTTTACTGGTCTCTGTTTAGTAGAGAAAGGAGTTTGACCAATAGCACCTAAAGCATTTTTACTATTAGTCGCACTAGGATCATACTGATAATACTCTTCTATCTCAGGACTTTCTATATCATTAACTGTATTTGAATTGACTTGTCTAATTACAGAGTTTAAAGTAGGATCTGCCTTTAACTTTCTTACTAACTTAATTTTAAGTGGATCGATATATCTAACTTCTTTGATACCTTCTTCTGGTTTTTTTATATCAATTACTTTATGATAGTAAATTCTACCATCAATATACCAGTTTCTAAGTATCTCATGGCACTTACTATCAAAGTCCATGATCTCTTTTATTGACTTAAACTCTTCTCTAACTAATTCTTTAAGTTTCTCAGATGCTGGAAGATTCTCCAAATCGATTTCGACAGGAGAATCATTCTGATCCGAAACTATTGCTTCGTTTATTATATCTTCAATGGCAGAGTCCACTTCTGGATGCAGAGCCATCTCTCTATATCTTTTTATTAACTCAAACTCAGACTTAAATACACCGTCAATATCTACATATTGGCCGTAAAACCCACTCGAAACGTAATAGTCCGAAGAATCCTCTTTATTCTGAGGAACAGGAGAGACGACGTTCTTTGCCTGTTCGTCGTCTTTCTCTATTTTAAAACCAAATAATTTAGCCATTAACTCACTACTACTGGGCTGTCCCAGTTATTTATCTTATATTATAACACAAGTTTTAGATTATGTCTATTGGTTCTGATTGTAACCAGTTAAGAATGAAGCTGAATCTTCACCTCTGTAAGCATCCCACCACTGGACTTGTAAATCCACTGTGAATTCTTCTACTGAATCGGATTGATCGTACGACAGTTCGATAGCACTTACGTTTGTTGGGAATATTCCGTGGAACTTGTAAGTTTTTAGGACTTCAACTTTAGCATTAGATGCCTTTGCTTTTCCAAGTTTACCTAGATTATCACCAATATACTCACTAGGAGATTCATAATTGGATGTACCACTAAGACCATCTCTACCTAACTGGTAGACATATGCGTTTGTCTGATAATCAACAGGAGTAACTTCTCCAGTAGCATTGTCTACACGGTTGATTCTATTCATCCATGCTTCAAATGCGTTTCTAAGTCTGAACGTAGTATCGTTGATCACGGTAATTGTCCAGATATCGAATGTCCTGTCTCCAGCAATCTTGAGGTTTCTTCCTCTAAAAGGAATATCAATAACATTGATATTTGATGCTGGTAGGTTTGCTGCCTTTACCATAAATCTGGTATCTATAGGTAGTTCCTTATCAGCGATCTCTGACGCTATACCTTCTGGGTAAACTAATTTTACCTCGAATAGGTTGGGACGAGCACCACCACCAACCAACCTAGACCTAAATGAGTCTATGGTTCTTTGATTGACATTGGGTAAATTGTTAGGCATTTTCTTAAAATCCTCTTCGTAACGTATTTAGTAAAATTAAACAGATCCAATCACTTCATCAAAGCTGATGCCAGTTCTAGTTGCAACGAATGTTAGTCCGATGAAGTTAATAGAACGTGCAGGCTTCACGAAGATATCTGCCTTAAAGGTGTTTGCATCAATAACATCAGGTGTGTTATTGGACTCATCACAGACAACTACGAAGTCAGAAATACCTCTCTTAGCCTGTACATCACGAAGATATGGTTCAACAATGTTCACAAAAGCAGTTCTTGTGAGATCATCATTGAATTCAAATAATTGAGCTCTTGCAGCTCTTTCGATAGTTCCTTCTATTGTTAGGAACAAACGACGAACGTTGATTCTATCAAAAGCAGATGCTTCTTTTTGTCCAGTCTTATCACCAAATAGTACAAGACCAGCGCCAGGTGAGAATATAACAGGGTTAATTCTCTTAGGATAAAGCATATCCCTTTGAGCTTGAGATGGATTATATGCAATCTTAACTGCATTATTAATCGTTCCTCTAGTTGCACCAGCTGGTGAGAACCAAGGGAATGAGTTGATGGAAGTTCTTGCCATCAATCCAGCGATGTCACCATTCAGAGGAATATATCTGAATGTGTTATTGAATCTATCAAAGGTATACTTATAACCTGAGTCAAATACGGAATAAGAACTAGAGGTTAAACTCTCATAGAATGAGATAATGTTTGAAGTCTGTTGATCAGAGTTTGTTAAACCAACAACTCCCTCTCTGTAAGGTGAGATACATGCGATGCAATCCTTACGAGTAGTAGCAATTTGGATTAACTTGTTAGCCTTTGCTTGTGCTTCATAGATTGACTCACCACCAGATGGCCCTTGAATTAGGTAATTTACTGAATATTCAGCAGGGTTATCTAATACTGTGTATGAGGAAATAATATCTCCCAACGCACATTTGTAAGAACCAACAGAACCATAATCGTTTCCGTTTGCAAGTGAGAATGTCTTAGCACCAGCACCGTTGAATGTTTTTCCTTGTGCTTCAGATCCCCATGTACCACTATCGTCAAGAGTGTAACCACCTAACATGGAATACTTAAGAGCCATTCCAGTTTGGGCTGCACCAACGAAAGCATACTGTGAGAAGTTTGCAAGGTAGTTCTTGTAGTAGATATCTGTACTTGGTGATATCTTAGCATCCATTGCCTTTGATAACCCAACCCATTTTTCTACAACTGCTCCAGCTGTACCAGTTACAGATCCATTGTCATCTACAATTAGAACGTGGAATTCATCGTACTTAGAGTTTCTTGATTTAGCATACTCAGTTGTACTTGGTGCCTCTGCAATAGAACTCCATTTGATATTGAGGTTTGTAAGACCTAAAGTTTGTTCGTTGTACCAATCTTTAATAGTGTTACCTTCTCTTAGGTAAAGTCCACTACCAACACCAGACATAACAATGAAGTCGGTGTTTGCAAACGCAACAGTAGATGCAGTATCCATTGTTATTTCTGGATTACCACCTATCGCAGTTTGAACATCGGTAACATTACCAGAGTAAGTTCCGTTAACTGATTTGATTTGATCGCCAGGAGCAACTTTTAATGCATTGAGATCTTCACCAAAAGAAATAACTGTAGAACCAATACCAATTACGGCTTGGAATCTTGTTCTTTCAATTCTCTGAGCTGTTCCAGCGTTGTTAAAGATTTGATAACGGTTTGGTTGGTTTGCACTTGCAGATTGAGTGAAGTACTCATTGTAGATACCTATGTCATAAGCTTGGAAAGCATTAGTTGAAGATCCCTCTTCATAATCTGCCACACTCCAGACATCAGTTGTTACGTTATGTTTTGCAACGACCTTAACGTCAATCGATCCTTTACCGATATCAGTAATGATACCCTTGACGTATCCAGTTTGAACTCCTACAGTTCCATCTGTGTTTGCAATACTTGTTGAAAAACCAGCAGTAATAGCATATCCTACTACAAGACCGTCAGTACCGATAGCGATTCTCTGATCCGCTTTAGCATCAATGGTACAGATTTTTAAACCATTTGACCAAGAGCCAGGGTTTCTTGCAGCATACATCCAGTTAGTATCTGTACTACGATTATTGTAGTAATCCTCAGAATTCTGGATTGATAGGTTTGTGATTGCGACACCAACAGGTGCGTTAGCGTTGGATAAAGTTGCATTGTTCGTCCTTAATACTCTTAGGATTCCTCCATAAGATAAGAAAGAAGATGCAGTCATCCAGTACTCGTATTGAGCATCAGTAGATTTTGGTGAACCAAAAGTATTAAGTAAGTCAGCCTCTGTCTCAATCAATACTGGTTCGTTTACAGGGCCTTTTTCAAAGGGGCCTGCAATCGCTCCAACTTGATCGTTGATGCCGTCTATTCTTCCTACTGTTAAGTCTACCTCTTTTACCTTAACGCCTGGAGATACTAGATTAAGCGCCATGTTAGTGTTCCTCGAAGATCTCAGTTGTTTTCTCTGTTATTATTTAGAAATTACCACTTTTTCACTGGGGAAACAGTACATGAACCCTCTACCAGTCAGGATATACATCTATTTTTTGGTTTCTTCTTTTAGTTTTTACTCTCTGAATAGTACAGGTTTTACATTCATACGAATAAGATGATGGTTTTTCTCCTCTACTTTTCCTAGTCAGATAGAATCCATCTGTCAATGAGTATGTTCTACCACAAGTTCTGCATGTTCTCTCATGCAAAAATAAGACTGGTTCATCTAAGTCCACCTATAAGTAATCCCACATATATGATCTATCGCCATACTCATCTACATTCCATCGAGTTCCATCGTTATCTACAAATGATGTTTCCTCAGATATGCCATCAGATATAAAACCAAATGGTGCCATGTCAGCTTCTATCTGATCTCTTTGATCATCATAGACTCTCTTTCTTATATCATCATCTGTCATTTCTTTAAAATACTCTTGCATAACTAACCATGCAAATATTACTAGACACATAGCGAGGTCGTCATTACATCCCTCTTCCGCTTCAAATGAGTTTGATTTTTCAATGAAAGTCGTAAGTTCTGCAATAATATTATAGTCTTTGATTAATAGTTTATCTGCCTCGATCAAAGTCTTGAGGTTAAGTGAACCTATTTTCTTTACAGTCTTGGACATCTTGACACCCAACTGCACTTTACTACCAGAGAATCCTTGACCCAATACTTGTCCAGCTCTGCCTCTTACGGCAGTCATTAAAACATTTTCATATTCCATGTCATAGAATAATATAGATGCAATTTGATCTCCAATATCATTTACCTCACATAAAACATATGCATTATTATATGCCTTAGCAAAATCTAAAATAACATTTGGAAACAACATTGGTTTGATGGTGTTGTTTCTATATTTGGCTACAACTCTATATGGAAACTCTGTCGTATCAAAAACTATGAAGGCAGAATAGTCCTTCTCCACACCTCTTGCAACGTCAACAGTAATTGAATAATTATGTTTATCTATTGGGTTTTCATATATCTCCCCTCCTCTCTTACCACGGTTGATTGGTTCATCATACACCATAGTTTTCAACTTAGCTGGTGATATCAACGTATCAACAGATCCTAGGAACTCACATTCAAACTCAACACGGAACTGTGCTTCTGATGTGTTCTTAATCGTCTGTTCTTTCCACGCTTCATCTCTGCCTGGCACTTCTGACCAGTGAACGTCTGTGGTGACGTATTCGTTTCTACCTAGTTCTGCATCATGCCACAGTCGGTAAAAATGATTCATACCACGAGGGGTAGAAACAATAATTACCTTAGTAGACTTACCAGAACTAATAGTAGGATATACACTACTAAAGAAATCATCTGCTAAATGGTTGGCAACGAACGCAAATTCGTCTAAGAATATGATGTTGAATGACATACCTCGAACAGCTGATGCGGAGGTAGATGCGGCAATGATCTTGGATTTGTTTTCCAATTCCATTGATCCTTTGTTCCATGCAATGATACCCTGTTGCATCCACTTGGGTAAGTTCTCATATGCAATTTGTAATCTACCAAGTAGATCTCTCGCAGTCTGAGCCTTGTTTGCAAGGATACCTATTGTGACACTATCGTTGAAGATGGCATAGTGCAAAAGATACGATACAACAGTCGTTGACTTACCTGACTGCCGAGGCATCTTACATATATTAAATCTATTATTATGGAAATTATCAACTAACTTTTCTTGGAAGTCATACATCTTGAATGGTACTAGACCCTCATCCAAGTTGATGATCTTCACATACTTCTGTGCAAAATATACAGGATCAGCTGCACACTTCAAAAACTCAGCAACTTGTTTCTTAGTAAAGTTCTGAGCAACGTTTGCTTTTTTTAGATTAGGATTTCCAAGGTATTGTTCATGTTGTACCATGATATATTATGCATCAATTACTAATAATGGTTTCGTAGGATCTTTTTCTGATGGTGAGAAGTATATAACTTTACCAGTAGGATATACTTTTTCTAATTCATATTGGACATTCTTTTTCAATGGTCTTGCCCTTTGAGGGAAAAACATTTGAATCATTTTGGTCTGTCCTCTGAATATAAAAGTGATGGTATAGGTTGCACCATACTTATTCAATCTTGACCAGTTCTCTTCTCGTAGTGTTCTGAATCTTTTCATACTACTATTTATTGTTGTCCTTTATGGTCTGTTTCAACATCTTTTGTAATTCAGATGTGCTTCCCACAAACAACGAATTATTAGTAACATTAGTAGTATTCTTATCTTTTACTTCATCTATATCTTTCATTTTCTTTTGTAGATCTATCAGTTTATCTGCCGTATCTGCAACGTGTTTGATAAGTTGACCAGCAACTTCATACGCCCTTGCAGAGTCAGATTGTTGTGCAACATCCAATGCACCATCCACGGCTTCCTGTCCTTTCTCAACTAGAGAGTATAACTGAGCACGACTATAGTTATAGTCTGTTTCAATATCAGGTTTCTTAGATTTTTCTAGACTATTAGGAGTGGTTCTAGTGGGTTTACTGACAGGTTCTTTTTTCATAATCTCAGCCCCTCTATCAGTAATTTCTAGAGACTGATCTATTTCGTCAAATGTTTCGTCTTCAATCATAAGTCAGAGTCCCTCCCTTGACTACTACTGTAAATAGATCCATCGGCGTAATCAGTTTTAGTTTCACCAAATCCAAAGTCATCACCTTCAATGACTTGTATATCATCTTGTACATTGATTACATTGATTGGTACATTTATGTCATGTGGTTTAATCACACTCGTATATTGGCCACGTTTGACTAATAATCTATTACCTGTTATAGATCTAATCAACATCTTCTCTTCATCTATCTGTATATAATCTCCTTTCCTCAATGACACTGCACTGTTAACATCAAACTCTGTTCTCACAGTGTCTATAGTTTCATTAGTTGCTGCAGTGGCATCATTGGTATAATCTTTGACAGCTGCTGGTACAGCAGTGTATCTTTGTTGTCTAGGTGCAGTCTTAGTATTTGTTGTATCTGAATAGTAGTCTGTTTGTACTTTCTTGATAAGACCTTCACTACTATTATTGATTGGGCCAAATAGATATGTCTTACAGTTAAAGTTCAGAGTATATACTAATGCTCTTCTTTCTAAAAAATCACCTTCGTAATTATCTTCCATCTGGATTCCCTCCAGAGTGATTGGCATATCTCTTTTTTCTCCTATTATATCTACCAGATCAATCGTAAGATTAAATGCTGGTTGGAAATATGGTAATATCTGTTCTAATATTTGTATAGCGTCTTCATTCAACTTAGCTAGAATACTAAGTTGCATATTGATATTGTATGGAACAGGCATGAATGCCTTGACCATCTTATTAGTATTTTTATTTACAGACTTGAATGTCTGCATTGTAGAAACTTTTCTCGATGCATCGTAATTCATACCCATGACCTCAAAAGACATCCTAGGTAAACTTAGTGTAGTTGCAACACCATCCTGATAGTCTCTACCTTGAGATACTCTTGCTAAAAATTTCTGTTGTGGGCCATAAGATATAGGAACCTTAACAACACTTACCGTTTTGCCACTCTTGTCCGTGTGTTGGATCTCAATGTTATTAAACAAGGTTCCGAAAGACACGATTGTCTTACGAATGATCTCATGATAGAA